TGAGCTACGTAAGCGGCTTGATCTGTTAAAATTAAAACATAGTCTTTACCTTGAACAGCAGCAGTAATTCTATTTCCTGTATCTAATCTAAATGTACCAGCAGTGTTTGTTGCTGTTGGTGTGTATACGTTTAATGTTTCTTGATTCGTAAATCTAATAAACATAGGGTCTTGTGTCGTTGCATCAGTCATATCGGTTAAAGCACCAAATTGAAATAAATGTCTGTCTCTGTCAGAGAACAAAGATAATGTTGAAATCATATTTACTTCGCTGCCTACCCCTGCAATCACAGTGGCTCTAGCACTTAAAGATCCACCAGCGTCCCATTGAAAAGTATTTCCATTTCTAAGAGTTGCAATCAAGGTATTACCTGCATGATCTAAAGACCAGTTAGCAGGATCTAAAGTTACATTTGAAGTGGATCTAGCATTTCCCCAAGCTTCTTGACCCCATTGATAAGTGCTCCAACCAAAACCTAAAGTTTGAAAAGTGGGTCCTGGTCTTACGTATCTTTGATAAGTAACTGATCCTTGAGCCGTCATTCCTGTGTTACCTTCCGCTGTCGTTACACCTGCAGCAGGGTTTAATAAACTTATAGTAAATGAGTTTGCGTTAGGAACGGTTAATACTTCAAAAGCATAGGTTTCAAAATCGGGTGCTGTAAGCGTAGTAGACCCAGCAACTGAAACCGAAGTTAATACTACATAGTCTCCAACTATAACGCTGTGTCCTGTTGAATTTATAGTTACTGTTGATCCAGCTGCTAGTGAAGTTGTAAAAGTTCCTCCTGAAACTGGAGATCCCTGTAACGGAGTAATGTCATAAAATCTTTCACCACTAAAAATAAATAAACCTGAGCTTGTTCCAATAGCCGAAAATTTTGTACCATTTAAATTAGTAAATGTATGTTGAGCCCTAGCTACACCAGGAAGAGTATTATTAGCAGTGGTTAATTGATCCCAACCACCTATTTTTTCAGGCACACCATATCTAAATCTAACAAAATCACTATCAACCCATTTACCTGCAGCGGCTGAAGGTGTGCTTTGTTTATCAATACCTGCTTGAAATTTTACTTCTTTTAATGCCATGGGATCTATTATACTAGTTTTTAGGCAAAAATATAGTCCATTCTAGATCATCGATCAAATCATTTATATAGACTTTAGTCTTTTTTTCTCTACGTATATATTCGTGTAATTCTTCAAGATCTAAAATAAGCCATTGTTTTTCATCTTCAAGAACCATTTTTTGAGCTTTCGTATCAAGACGTCCACTCTGTGCCGGCATTCCATTTGACATTTTAAACATTTCTCTAACATCAAATCTATAAAAAGCATTACTACCTTTTATCATACCTGCGATATTCCAAGAGGTTTTTTCTTTTGGATATTCAATTGCGGTAAGGTATTTAGAAAATCTATCAACTATTAACATTTTGAAAAAACGTTTTTAATGTCATCGCTTCACTAGTTGCTTGTTCAATCATGCTTTTGTATTGTTTAATTGAAGGAGTTATGTTTTCGTAGTGTGTGGTATTTGGTAATTTATTAGGTAGTCCTAGTCCATGAGCCACCATTAAATAAGACATGATAGGAAAAGCTGCTGATTTTTTAATCTCTTCAATATCTAAATACCTTAAATTATTAGATCTTATTTTTGAAAGTGTTGATTTAAAACTTGAAGGAGGGGGATAATTGTCTCTAAAATTTTTCCAAAACGGAGTATCTTTTCTTTTACATAAATAATGAAGATAAACAAAGTTTAAAGTTTCATCCATATTTTTATTAGACATTTCATTATATAATTCTGTGCTTTTAACATTTAATTTAAATAAATCATTTAGAAAATGGTTTAAATTAAATAGCTGTTGAATGGTTAAAAAAATAGAAGTTGATTCTAATGGTTCAATAAAGCTAGAAGCTAATCCTAAAGCTATACAATTCCCTTGCCAAAAAGATTCAAACCTACCAGCTTCAAAAGAAATAACTTTATTTATTTTTATCTTTGTTTTTAAAGTTGATTCTGCTTCTTGCAGCGCTTGTTCCTCGTTAATGTAATTGCTATCAAATATGTAACCTGAGCCTATTCTGTGCTGCAAAGGTATTTTCCAAACCCAACCATATTTCATGGCTAACGCTGTAGTATATGGTTTAGGTTCTTGTTCTTGTTCTAACCAAAATGGAATACCTTTTTTCATAGGCAAGTGTTTACTATAGCTTTTCCATTTTACTCCGTAATGTTTTCCTATCAGTAGTCTGTTAAACCCTGAACAATCAAAAACAAAATCACAAGGAATAGTTTTTTTATTTTTTAAACAAATTGTTTTTATTATTCCTGTATTGTAATCTTTTGCTTTTTCAAACTCTCCGTTAATATATTTAATACCTCTAAGCTTTCCAATTTTTTCTAAATATTCTGATAATAAATTTGTATCAAAATGCAGAGCATAAAAAGTTTTATTTAAATCTATTTTGTTTTCATACGAAAGTTTAGATATGTAAGTGTGAGTATTAAAATCTAATTTCTTTTTAATTAAGTTTTCTAAATAATGATTAAAACAATCAGCAGTAAATATAGGAGGCATTGTAAATTGAGTTAACTTTTCAAAAAAACCATGAAAATATTTTTTATTATCACCATTCCAATTTTCAAAACTAATACCATTTTTGATAGAGCCTTTTGTTTCTCTAATAAGATCAAAGACATCTATATTTAAATATTGTAAGAAGGCTGTGATGTTAGGAGTTGTAGCTTCTCCAACTCCAATGATACCTATTTCTTTACTTTCAACTAAAGTAGTTTGATGTTGAGGTAAAATTTTTTTTAAATATAAAGCCGTAAGCCATCCTGCAGTGCCTCCGCCTAGAACAACAAATTTTTTACTTTTCAAGATAGCCCACTCCGTTTCCTGTTGTATTAAAATAATTAAAATTAATTACAAATCGTCCTTGACTATTATTGGTATGTCTTTTAACTGCATGTTGAGTATCTGCTGGCATAATTACCATTCTGTTTTCTACAGATTTAACTATTCGATCTCTAAACTTTGTTCCTCCATTATTTGTGTTAAGGTAATAAATAGCTGTCATTAAATTATCCCAACCAAAATCAGTATGGAAAGATTCTTTTTCTGATATTTTAAAAGTTAGATTTGCTTTTATTCTAACTAAAGCTGCAGCGTTTAATTTTTTTAATATTGGATCTAATATTTCTATCCAATTCCCATTAGCTTTTTGTTTTAATTCATGGTTATAAAATATATGAGTTAGTTGAGCAATTTTATCTTCGTCATGTGTAGAAGACTCTTGATAGTACCAAGGAAAACGAGGTCCTAACATTTGATTTTTTATTTCTTCAAAATCTTTTTTTTCTAAAAAATTATCTATTATTTTCATAAACTGTCCCACCAAACAGGTATAGTATAGCGAACTCCTTTTGTAATCTTACAAACCCCATGTTTTATTTTATTGCCTTTAAACAAAATCATTCTTCCTGTTTTTGGTTGTATTAACTCTTTCTTTATAAAAGTTTGACCTCCCTCATAATCATGATTTAAATACATGATACAAGTATAAGGATTAAAATCAAAATCATAGTGAGCTTCTTGTTCAACATTCGTAGGCCATCTAACTATTTCAGAATGAGATATATATAATTTTTTATTATATTTTCTAATTGTTTCTATGAGTTTAGAGTAAAACTGCCTCAACACTTTACTCCAACACATAAGTCCTTCAATGTTTAATATTTCAGTTTGATTGTGATACTTCTTTACTTGAGAAGGTAACTCTCTTGCAAACCATTCTTTATGAAACTTAATTATTTCTTTACAGTCTTTCTTTGATAAAAAGTTATCGTATATTTTCATCTAAACGCAGGTCCCTTTATAAATAAAGCTAATGTTTTTCTTTCTCCTGTAAGAACTTTTTCAACTCTATGATTGATATATGATTTAAACATTATCATGTTGCCAGGAGTATTTAATTCTACGGCTTCAAATTCATTAGTATTAAACATTTTAAATTGTCCGCCTGTATATTTTTTATCAGATATATTAATTAAAACTGTAAATTTTATATCTACTAGAGGATCGTCAATAGAAGCTGAATCAACATGCCAATCGTATCTATCTTTAGATTTTGATGAGTATATATTATAGTGAACTTGATCAAGAGCTGTTGGTTCTATAATATCATACCCGAAACTGTTTAAATTAACATTTCTAATTTTATCCCAAAAATAAGGTAGATAATCTTTTATGTTAATCCAAGGTATTAATTTAGTTTTTAAAAATTTTTTAGTGTTGCCATTTTCTGTAGCAGCACAATCAATTGGTTCATCTTTTAAAATTGATTTATTTATAAATTTATTTAGTTGTTTTAATGCACTACTATTTAAATAGTTTTTCCATTGCCAATATTCTAATTTTCCGTTTGCCATATCTGTCTATCTTCCTTATACATAATTATTGACAATAATCAATGATTTGATATAGAGAAATAGAAATGATACAGGAATATAATTATTGGGGATTTGAAAGTGCGTTAACACCTAGGACTTGTGATGACATAGTCGCTTATGGAAAGCATCATCAATTACAATCAGGGACTATTGGTGGTTTAGAAGAACCACATAAATTAAACAATAAACAATACAAAGATTTAAGAAACAAAAGAAAATCCGAAGTGGTGTGGATGGACGACTGGTGGATATATAAAGAAATCTATCCCTATGTCAAAGCTGCTAATAAAAACGCTAAATGGAATTTTGATTGGGACACATCTGAATCTTGTCAATTTACAAAATATGGCATTAATCAACATTATGGTTGGCACTGTGATAGTTGGCCCAAGCCTTACAATAGACCCAACAATTTAAAAGAACATGGCAAGATAAGAAAACTTTCTGTAACATGTCAATTAACAGATCACTCTGAATATGAAGGGGGTGATTTAGAATTTAAGATATTACAAGATTCAACAGGAAAAGCAGTTACCGTTAAACTTGATAGATTTAAATCAAGAGGATCTATAATTGTATTTCCTTCTTATGTAACACACAGAGTAAAACCAGTAATTTCTGGAACAAGATATTCATTAGTTATATGGAATTTAGGTCTTCCTTTTAAATAATATGAAAACAAAAATTACAGATAACTTTTTAGGAGAAGACATGAGTTCTTTTTTAAAAGAAATGTTTTTATATAAGATACCTCATTGGTGGGGTCATTTTTCATCTGAAGTAGATCAAAAGAATGAAAACTTTATGTATAAACATGAATTAAATTTACAAGACCCTTTTATTAAATTTATCTTTGTAAAGATATGTAAATCAAATTTGATTAGTTTGAAACCGTTGAGAGCTGTTGTTAATATTCAACACCCTGGAATGGAGGGAACATTTCACAGTGACTATGGTGATGTAACTTGTATTTATATGGTAACCGACACTTTAAAAAATAAAGATGGTGCCTTAGACGTAGATAATAAAATTATTAATTTTGTTAAAGATAGACTAGTTCTTATTGATGCAAAGAAAGCTCACAAAGGATACGCTCCTAAAAAAGGAGTGAGAATAACTTTGGCTTACCAATGTGAAAGAATAAATGCCTGAAGTTCAAGTTACAAATTTATTTCCAACTCCTGTTTATTCTACTTTTTATGACAAGAAATTTTCTAAAAAAGAAATAGATGAAGTTGAAAAAATAAAAAAAGAAAGCATTAAAGAAGTTCCTAATGATATATTTAATTTAACAGGCGATAAACAATATATACTTAATAGACCTGTATTTAAAAACTTTAAAAAATTTATAGAAAAAAATCTACAAAATTATTTAAATCAAATAGTTTGTGCAAAAGATGTAGAATGCTACATAACGCAATCATGGTTTACAGTTACTAGACAGGGGATGTCTCATCGAAATCACTGTCATGCTAATAGTTATTTATCTGGAACTTTTTATATGTACGATGTAAAACCTGAAGACAAAGTTATATTTCACAAAAAACACTCAGACATAAATGATATTCTTTTACCAGAAAGAAGTAATTTTAATTTATGGAACTCAGAAACGTGGCCAATAAATGCTGCGCCCGGAAAACTTTTATTGTTTCCTTCTGATATTAGACATCACGTAGATCCCATGCAAGGAACTCATATTAGAACTAGTTTAGCTTTCAATACTTTTTTAAAAGGTAGATTAGGTCATCCCACAGCTTTAAGTCAACTTTATTTAAAACAAGGAAAATAAATGCCTATACAATTTAGTATCTTTCCGTTATTTCCTCAGACTGTTTCTGTTTCTCATTTAGACGCTGTTGATCCAACAAAAATAATTAAGACTTTAAAAAAACTGGATTGGATGAAAACAGACTTTAGTAAAGAGTATCCGATGAAAGGAGATAATTATGTTACTTGTAGTTTTAATATACTACACAACTTCAGAGGACTTGAACAAATGTTTTCTGAGCATGTCAATTTATATATTAAGAATGTTTTAAAATACGAAACTAATTTTAAAATATATACCTGTTGGGCTACAAGAACAGAACCTAACGCTTATTCAAGACTACACAATCATTCTAATTCTTGGCTTAGTGGTATTTATTATCCGGAGGCTAACAAAGATTTTAAAGTATCTTTTATTGATAGTAAAACAGAATGGTTCAAAGATAGACCTATTGAATACAATACTTATAATGAAACAGTTAAAGAATTTACTGCTAACAAAAATATGTTAATTATTTTTCCTAGTTCTATGAGACATCAGATATTGCCAAACAAATCAAAAAAAGATAGATATTCAATTGCTTTTAATATTATGCCTAAAGGTAAATTTAATTATCCTGGCGATAGTCAAATTGATTTAAGTATAAATATATAGTATAGATAAATTATGAATAAGTTTGAGAAAGATAAGTACATGATTGTAAGAGGAGTAATAGATCCTCAACTAGCAACATTTGTACATGATTATTTTTTATTAAAAAGACAAGTTGCACAAACTTTTTTTAATTCTAAATACATTTCTCCTTTTACAACAGAACATGGTACACTGGGAGATAGCCAATGCCCTGATTCATACTCTCATTATGGAGATGTAGCAATGGAAACACTATTGATTTGGATTAAACCTGTAATGGAAAAAAAGGTTAAACATAAATTATATCCAACTTATTCTTATGCTAGAGTTTATGACAAAGGCGCAACTTTAAATAGACACATTGATAGATATAGTTGTGAAATCTCTACTACATTAAATTTAGGCGGAGACGTATGGCCTATTTATTTAGAAAACACTAAAGGTAAAAAAATTAAAGTCATCTTAAACCAGGGTGATATGTTAGTGTATAAAGGTTCCGATCTTTATCATTGGAGAGAGCCGTTAGAAAAAAATTATTGTGTGCAAGTTTTTTTACATTACAATAAAGAAGGAACTAAAAAATCAAAAGAAAATTACTTAGATGGAAGAGTTCATTTAGGTCTACCAAAAAACTTTATAAAGGAGAACAAATAATGCAATCAGGATGGACTAAATTTCAATTTCAAAAAAGAATAGAAGAATTAGAAGAAGAGTTGATAGCTGAAAAAATGGTAAAAAAGAATGAAAAGCAATATAACGAACAACTGCGTGTAGAAATAGAAAAAAGAGATTTACACATTCAAGCTTTAAACAAAATTAATGATCACTTTTCAGACATAATAGCTAGATTAAGAAAAAAATTAAAAGATCAAATTGATGCAATCTAGATTTTATTATTGGGGACCTTTACTAATTTCTTTTAAAATTAGTGATCAACACTTAAATGAAGTTAAGAAACTTTGTAGTAAAAAGAATGAACATGTAAACCCAACATTAGTTGGTGTTATAAAGAATGAACACAGGGTAGATCATGAAAAATATCAAGAAATTATTAAAAAATATTTAACAGGGTATGAAGAAACCTATGTAAGAATAAGAGAAGATGGGTGCATTAAGATGTTCATCTTCTTGGGTTAATTATATGAAACAACATGAATATAACCCTCCTCACACTCATTCTAATTGCGAAGTATCTTCAGTTTTATTTGTATCTATCCCTGAAAAATTAAAAAAAGAAAATGAGAAATGGAAAAAATCTAATGTTAACTATGGTGGACCTGGTTCAATTTCTTTTTTCTATGGAACACCTCATAAGTACAACATAGAGTGCCATGAATTTTTCCCTGAAGAAGGACAATTATTTTTATTTCCAAAAGATTTAAAACACTTTGTTTCACCTTTTTTTAGTAAATGTGAAAGAATATCTATCGCTGCTAAT